TTCTGAGACTAGTAGTCTGATGTATTCTCCTTTAAGTCTACCAATAGCAGAGTCATCGTGAATGACCCCGTTGAGGTTAAACTTTTTAATTGGTCTATGATGAAATTTTTCCACATTATATTATACCGTCTTATCTTCAAAGTCCTTGTATCGATAGTATCCCTTGTCAAAATCGCACTGAACTAGGAAATCTCCCATAAACCCATTGCGGTTCTTTCTAAAGGCGCACTCAATAACATCGCTATTAGTTCCACGGCCAAGTGCAAGAACCCAGTCGGCATCGTATGCAATCTGTCTTGACCAAGCAGTTTGTCCAAGCGTAGGGACCGTAGAGAGATCATTGACATCGTCAGGGGTAGCAGAGGAGATAGCAATAATTGGAACCTCGTCGCCGATAGCCATAAGTTTAAGTTCTCGTGAAAGATTCTTCATTCTAACAGTTTCATTATCTGACTTTTGATTTGGACTCATCAACTGAAGATAGTCGACAATCACAAAGTCTGGCTTATACTGATCAATCTTTCCACGAAGAACAGATGGGTTGATTTCTCCACCATTATCATTTGATATGATATGAAACTCTGGCTTACCTACAAGATTTTTAGCATGCCAAGACTTTAACATATCTAGTTCGATCTCTCCATTTGAAATTTTTCTATGTGACCATAGACCTTCACCCATAATTGTAAATACACGGTTACGAACTTCTGTCTCAGACATTTCAAGAGAAATTACCATTGGAGACTTTCCTTGCTTCCAGGCCTGAACAGCAAAGTAAAGTGCAAGCCAAGACTTTCCAATTCCTGGATAGGCAAGGAATACACCTAATTGTCCTGGCATAATTCCAGAAGGAAGATAGTTATCAAATCCTGGAAGACCAGTTTTAATTCCTCTATGGCCAAGCGCTTGCTGCTCCTTAATATTTTCAAAGTATGCAACTGCTGACTCAAGATCTGTTACGTCAATGTCACGTATGTTTGATGTATTCTTTTTTAACTCTGACGTTCTTGTAATAAGTTCGTCTAATGCCTTTGGTCCTTGGCCCTGCTGAACCTCTGATGCTGCACCTCTAAGGATATCCTTTAGACTATCATTCAGATATTCTGTCTGTAACTCTGCAAGGTGATGCTTTGTGGATCCTATACCCTTTACTGGTTCAAAGTCTCTAAACTTTTCTACAACTAGTGATGCTGGTGGAACTGCACCATTATTTTCAGCATAAAGACGAATAAAATTCCAGATATCACTATGAGTTCTTAGCAAAGAATCTATGTTTGCCTGCAAAAGCACATGCAATTGCTTGTCTTCTAGTAGCGCTGAAATTAGTTTTGACTCTGTATTATTCATCTTCTCCCCAATAATAATTAATTGTGTTCATACTATTTTTTCCTGTATGTTCTGATTGCGGTTCATCATCTATATTACCATAGAATCCAAAGGTTCTACGAGGAAAATAACTTAAAAGTTTTTTCCCAAATCTCATTTCTGATGTTGCTGTGTCAAGATCTGCTGGATACTCTACTTCCAGAATGCTGTTCATAAAAATATTTGGATGATTTGCCCACATTGCAGAATGCATAACAAACTTATCTCTTTGCTCAATAGGCCATCCAGTATTAACTAAAAAGTCTACGACATTCTTATATCCCAACTCATTATGAAAGAAAGGCTTTCTTATTGTAGATAATTGCAACAAGTTGTTTTTTGTTAAAACATCTACCATATCTTCCACATCAATAGTTCTTAACAACTTTTGATCATCTTCAATCCACAGAGTATAATCAAAACCTGAGTTCTTTAAATACTTAAATGCAAAATTATAAGCATAGTTTAGTCCAAGATTCTTATCAGATACCCCCACAATTTTATATTGTGGATATTTTTTAGATAACATATCCCTATAGTCTTCACTACCAGAATCATCAAATATGACCCTAGAGGAGTTTCCTATGTTAGACAAAGACTCCCAAGACAAAATAGTTTCATCTAGATACTCTTCTCTGCCACATGTAAGAACTGCAACTACAAGTTTATCCATTCAACCATTCCTTAGCCTTCTTACGTCTCTCTGACCTATCCTTGTCATCCTGCTCTTTATCTAATCTAGCCTGCAATATTTTTTCTGCATTGTATGCAAAATAATTCCAGGATGGAGACTGAGCAACAGAAAAATAATACTCTAGCAGATCATAGCACTTACTTATTCCATAAGACTCAATTAGGGCATCCGAAGCCCACTGCTCTACATTTAAATTTAGTGATGGCTTTTGCTCATACTTTGCAGTATGGAACTTGCTATAGCGTGAAAGCAAAGCCATTCGGTCTTTGCGTTCTGCCATTACTTTTCTTCAGCCTCCGCTTGGGCTTCTACAATTTTAGCAGTCAGTTTGTCTTCAACAAACTTGTAAACACGCTCAAATGCCTGATCTGTATTCTCTCCATCACGCTTTGAATCTACAACCCCAAGATCAAGCCTTAGTGACTGAAAGTTACCTAGATTAAGCGTATATCCCAGAGTTACTGAGACCTTTGTATTATCGTTTTCCATTTACCCTCCAAGGGACTATTTGATCGATTCACTCCACACTGGAATAAATCTACCATCTTCTGTTCTCGTATATGTAAGTATACCGTCTCCCATACGCCTTGTCAACTCTTGGCGTGATGGGGTTATATCGTTTGTTATTAAATTATCTTTTCTTGGTCTACCAATGTGGTATGTAGCAAGTATATCACGAATCTGATGAACCTGAGATTCTGAGTAATATGATCTTACCTGAAATCCTCTTGCCCCGCCTTTTTGTGAGCCTGTTGGAAATGGAATGACTCCTCGTTTCATTAATGATGGCATATATTTCTTATGACGATTAACTAGTTCGGCAGTCTGACCAACTGTATAGGCTCTCTCTCTTTTATTTTTAAAATCAGAAATTAAACAACTTTCAATCTGATCTTTTGTGATATTGTAAACTGACATAATCCCATTAGACTTATTGAGATGATGCAAACGAACTAGATCCCCATTTAAAAACCAGACCTTTTTATTGCCAGGAATTATAGGGGCGAGATTGTAACCTTCGCTCTCAATTGTTCCTTTTTTAGTAGCCATCTTCCCTCTTCAGAATCTACAGGTGGATTAAAAAATTTCCTATACCCACAAGACATACAGTATGTCTCTAGGTGCATAACAGAACTGTGAGTTCTATCAATGAACATTCTTCCACGACACTTTATACATTTTAGCATTAGTTAGGTATACCAACTACGATTATGTTTAATCCAACAGACATCTTGCCAGTCTTGTTAAATCTTACAATGCCTTCGACCTTACTTGTTGTAACTCTTTTGATTACAACTGAAACATCATTTCCCTGATCAGAATCTCCATTGTTGACTACTGTTGCTGTAACAATTGGGGCATACTTAAAGTCTACCTTAAAGTCATAAGAGAATGGCTTTTCTTCACTAGCAGTAATGTTTGTGTTATTATAAATATCTATATAGCCACCAATGATTCTAGACTCTGATACCTTGACATATTGAGGCCCCAAGTCCTTAGTATCTACCGTAACATATTTATATGTAGATGATGATGATTGAGATGCTAAGTCATTAATAGCATTTGCTAACTGATAAATATAGGCAACATCTAGTGGTTGCCCTCTTTCTGGTAGTGGAATTTTAGCCATAATATATTATACCATTACAGCGTCTGTATTTCAGACACGTATAATCTTGCCCTTTCTGACTCTAGTTTTGGATAGGTAGTTTTTTGGACCCATACCGCAAAATTTGTTTCTGTGGGTTTTATTATTCCAGAATAATATGGAGCATAGGTAGTATTTACATATTGCCAAGTCTGCTTATTATCATAACTTATATAAACATCAAATGAAATATCAGACTCTTCTGGCTGCCAAACTAAGTTAAATACATTTGTGGACGGATCAAATGACAATACTGCGTCTACAATATTTTCTTTAGGTATGTAGATATTATATATTGGAGACCAGTGGCTACTCTTATTTCCCTCTTCTTCAACAATCCTATACCTAATGTTATAAGAGTTTGTTGTTGAATTTCTAAAAGGAAGATCCTTTTTTAATATCTTAACTCTTTTAATAACCTCAGCCATCAAACAACATCCACAGCAAATCTAAATTCTAGATATGAAGTGGTTCCCTTTTCTTTTGTTATTGGCTGAGACCCAATGTTACTAATAACTGAATATCCACTGAGTCCATATAGTGGGTTAAAACTTGTAACATTTTCTAATCTCATTGCATCCAAAGATATATAGAAGTTATCCGATAGTAGGCCATTCTTTTTTGTGCATCCATATATCTTTACAATAGAAACGTCTCCCCAGTTTGCACCAATGCTAGAGTGCAACTCGCTTAACTTTTTAGAAATTGAAAAATATCTGTTTTGTGTAAAATCATACTCTCCTGGATCTGTGCCATTATTCATAATGATTTCCATTCTAGACCATTCTCCTTGATCTTGAGTATCGGAATTAGAGAATTCAACCATAAGAATAACTTGGTCTGGAAACTCATCATTTGTTGGATTTTTATTAACAACTGAAAATGCTAACTTAACCTCATCTAGTGGAGAGTTTTTAGTTAGATTAAATGATGGATCTATATTATGAATATGTCCACCAGGACTAGTTTCATTCACAACAATCCTTCCATCGCTACCAATACTTAGATTTGACAAGTTGCCAACAATCATCATTGCATCATTTAAAAATCTTGGCCTTTCATATCTGGCAAGTCTTTCTTCATCATTAAATACTCTATCGTCAGCATACGCTCTAAACACTGGACAGAACTGAGGAACAGTTTCACTTAAAATATTGTATTCTCCAAGGATTACATTGTCCTTATTGTCAGTATCTGAGTTATAGTCTAGTGGAGTCTCAATCAGCGGGATATCTTCTTTACCCTCAGAGTTGTGATACTCCCATGTTTCTGATGTTGTAAATGAATAAAGCATTTTACTATCGAATGCGCCTGCTGCTGGGTTTGCCCCTGCTGAAAATACCCCAACCTCTGTGATTTCATATCTTGGATCTGAAGGTATTTCTGTAGTAAAAACTATCTTCGATACTGGAACAACTACCTCGACACCGTCTACAGTAATTATTTGATTTTCTGTAATATAACCACGAGAGGTAATTTGCCACCTGTCCATCTCAAACTCTAAGGATGTTCTGTTCTGGTAGTCTTCCCTCTCTGAAGGGCTAAAAACGTGGTCTGAGGCCTTTGGTTGGGGTCCACAGCCGATGGCTATATAAGAAGCATAAGAGGGAGCCTGCCCAATTAGGTATTTACCTAAAATATTTTTACCAGTATTAGTTATCATTATTCATTCACCTCATATATTGTATCACTAAACTTAGATCCATTTACCTGAATCTGAACCTCTACAGACTCTGACTCTTTAATATTAACTAACTCTATGATTAAGTTTCCATCTTCATCTAAATATACAATAGACTGGTTAGGACCTGTTCCTGTTGATGGAACCCTAGACCCAAAATTAATTGCAAACTGACTAAAGTATGCCTCAGAAATTCCCTGTAGTGCTAAAATATTATTTGGGTTATACTGCAAATATAGGCTTGAGATATTTTTAATTGGATTATAAAGAATGTCTATTCCATTTAAGATATCGTTTCTTGCTATATTGATTAACTCTTGTCCACCAATATCTTCAAAAATTAAATCTGTCATTATTTCAATAGGGATGACTTCATCTCTAAATATCAGTAGGTCTGGTGTTGCAACCTTTACTGGCATTTCTGGAGGTGTAGTAAGAGATGGAACTGGTAAGTTAGGGGTTGCTTCAACCATTATAATACCTCACTAACATATAGGGACATTGCTGGACCAGATTCGTCTTTGCTATACTCAATATTGTATACAACAAATCTTTTGTTAAGTGATCCCAATATATCTACATTATCCTTAACATATGATACTTCAACAATATCGCCTAGTTGAATCATAGGATTTGCAAAAATTTGTAAACCAATAGACTGTCTAGGCTTCATAATTTTCTTAATCATCCATCCCATCAAACTGTTAGCATCATCCTGTGTCTGAACATATGGAACATTTAAAGAAAATTCCTTTTTGCCGTGAGTCATTCTGCTTATTTTAATATCTTGGTATTCTTGTTTTGTTTTTTCTGGAGAAACAAGAACTGTTGTTCCAGAAAGTTCTGGATTTGAGAAATCACTATTTTTTGAAAAATAAGAATCTACGGTTAAATCGTTTTGAGAATTTTGTGTAAATGTAATTCCTTGAATTCTAAGGTAGTTTCCAGTTGTTTCATCTAGGCTAAGAGCAGTGTCTGTAGCATTAAAGATCATAAACTCTGCACCATAAGATCCTGCACGGAATCCAGATACTGTATAACCCTTTAGTCTATTAAATGTTGGTGACATTTTTGCAAATAGTGCTGGCCATGCCTTATCATATTTTACATCAAACAAGGATGCCTCTCTCATAATAGTTCCAAACTCATCAAAATATAGTCTGTGCTCTGGTGGCTGGTATGGACTTATGCCTGACAGGTATGTTCCTTGAACAACTCCAGACATAGCATACTTAGAGAATGCAGCATTTGTATCTATCTCTTTGTCTGCATAAATCTTATTTACTGGTGTATCAATAGAGTAAGCAGTATTTTGTGTATAGTTATTGGTAATAGCATAAATGTGCTCAAACATACACTTTGCAGATCCCCTGACAAAAAGTGCCATATTCGAGTATACTGGGAGTGGGCTTGCATCATCAACTACTGCAACCTGGTTTCCATTTATAAATAGATAAAACCTTAGCCCACTAGAAGTTTTTTCATATTCAACATTTAAGTCATAGACTGTAGGGGTTTGCTCTGCAACCATTCTATATTGACCAGTAAACCTTCCATCATCAACAACGATGTTGGTTAGGCCCTCCCACAACTTAATTGGAATTGCCTTATCTGAATCTGAAGATCCTACCTCTTTTGCAATTTTATAAAAGAATATATTGTTTACATTTGTATTTTTTGAGTCAACCTTGTAAGTGCTGAGTGCTGCAATTTCAAAATAATATCCGTTGTTAGTCTCTGGATTTAGCAATACGGCAATTCCACCAGAACCACCTGTAACGTAAATGTCAGTATCTGGGGTCAAACCAGTAACAGTATAGTATTGGCTTCCTCCAACCATGCTTTGAGTCTTATCTTTGTTTGACTCAATCTTTCCAACAATTCTCATTCTTGTTCCAAAACTCTTATAACTGTCTGTTAGTTTTTTGTAAACATATGAAATATAGTTTGAAGATGTTTCTGCAGTATTAAAGGTTGGCCCATTAAATACAAGTGCAGAAGACTGAATTGTTCCACTTTGTGTTGATAGCAAAGACTTTACATCATTTTCATTTTTATAAGAAGATGATAAGAAGTTTTTAATAATACCATTTCGTGAAGACTTCTTTGCAGTATCTAGACTTATTCCAGCAGGTCCATCTTCTAGGTCAAAGGTGAATTCTTTTAATGTGGTCAGTCCACTTGTTTTTGTTGTCTGGTAGTCTTTGCCATCAGCAGTTACCTTTACAGAATTAAACAATAGATCTGAGTCCATAACACAACCTCTAACATTGTTATCGTTAGTCCAGTATTCGTTTATACCAGCATCGTGTGATACTATCTTTGTGTTAAATTGACCACGACCATGCTTTGCTACAGGCCCATTAGCAAGTCGTGTAACTCCATTAATAATTTCATAATTTGGCTCTGAGTAAATTCTTACTAGGCCTGTTGGGTAAATTTTTCCATTAAATGGTAGTTTTGAGAAGTAGTTTTGATATTCTTCTACACTATTAATCCATACGTTGCCAACACCAGCAACGCTATACTCTACTGCATCAAACTTAATTATTTCTCCATTAGCATAAAAGTATCCATTGTATCTTGGAATCCAATAAACACCCTCGCCTAGATCGATAACATTGTTTACAACAACATGATTTGATACTGTTGGAACAACATTGGATAGGGATGAGTTCATTGGTATTGCGCTTAGGACATAACTTGACTGAGCGCCCACCTCTTGGTTGATTGACTTTGTATTTTCGCTACCACTAACTTCCCAGAGCAGAACTGGCTTATATACCCAAACCTTGTCATTATCTATCATACTTGCCTGTTTAATTGACCCAACAGATCTCTGTATATATCTTACGTCATATGTAATGGTTCCACCATTATACACAGAGTTATCCTGTGAGGATACACCAATAATATTTGATAACGCATTCCTAGTATTTGCATTTTCTAATATACCAGTATCTGCTTGATCATCTACACCATATACACCAATGTCTGTTGGTCTATCGGTTAGTGATGGCATAATGTAATTTCTACTCATCATAACAAAGTTATTGTATTCGTCAAAAAACATTGCTGTTTGCGTTGATACAGCAATGTCTTGTAATATCTCAGCAACTGTTTTATTTGGTGGAATAAAGAAATAAGGAATAATTAGTTCTGGTTCATTTGGTAATCTCTTGAATGCATAATTTGAAAATCCAACAGAATCTAGAAGAAGAGATACGGCGGAACTAACCGATGTATTGGTTGTTAGCATTTGTGGAGCAGTCATTGATTCAAACCTAAAAAACATATCTCGAAGTTCTAAAGATACCTTTTTGCTATTATGATCTATCTTTGGAAATCCCTCTGAGTATAAAGTTTTAATTGGTATATAGTAATCGTATCCATCTACATCCACAATGACCTCATAAAACTTAAATTGAATATTTCTCGTTAGATAATTGTGGATAATACTATTAGTGTTGTTTAAATTAAAAGCATCATCAATGTCAAAGATTGTGAGTGATCCAGTAGATGCTAAAAGTTGTCCAACTGGCATTCCACTAATTCCAAGATCAGATGCGCTCTTTGTAATAGAAAAAGACTTTGTTTGATTAGAAAGATTCACTGCAAGTCTTGGAGAAAGTTCTATAAGATCAAATGAAGCATTTGCAACATTCATCTTTTCAGCAACAACTCTTAGGCCCTGAATATACTCAAACTCTCTATATTTAATATTTGAATCTGCATTATCCTTAAACATTACTGGACTAGTTAGGTCTGTAACAAAGTTTGTAAGTCTGTCCACAGTTTCTTCTTGTAACTGCCAACCATATGAAGGAGCAAAAGTTTCCCATTGACCGTTATACCAAATGTGGAATGTTCCAACATCCTCTTTATTTTCTTTAATTAAATAAGCGTATCCAGTAACAGCCTCATCTGGTAAAAACAGTTCTGAGCCATACTCTTCTGCATAAATAAAAATCTCTGAATACTTACTAGGAATCTTAAGGCCATATGAAATTTCAACATATCCATCTGGTCCAATAATAGGAGATCCATCTTTTCTTCTGGAATTAGAGTCAAACGATATGACATCTGACCAGTTATTGTTTATCATTTTTTGAATTTTCCACTTTGTCGGAATCTTTGCATTTGCCTGTCCGTATAGTGGATCTGAAAATGTAGATGATGAATTAGAGAATGGACCAAGATCAATAGTTCCAATATGGGTTTGCATTTTTACAACAATTCTATTGGTTGGAACAAGTTCTTTGTAAACAATAAATGGTGCAGCATCTTCTATAAAGTATGAGCCATTTGATTGTGCAGATGAGATACCATACTCTTTACCATTTTCAGTTCTATATGAAGTCCAGTATTTAAATCCATCATCCTTGTCTGGCATATAATACCTTGGGCGCTTAGCCATATTTAAGTTTGCGTGATGTAAATATGAACCAGAAAAGAATGAGGCTTTATTAATTCCAGATCTTGGTCTTAAAGGGCCAAAGCAATCCTCAAGAGAATAAAGCATTTTAATCTTATCTTTTGTTTCTTTTAATACTATAGGAACCATATCTTCGTTTTCAAAGCCACCGTCAATAACAACGTCTGCATCTGTTGCTTTTGTATATGCATTTGCTGCATCATTTTTATCATATGAATTTATCAATGTTTTAAATGGTGAGTCTGAAGTTGCTGGTCTATATCTATAATTACCAATCTTTTGAATGTTATTTGGTATGTTCATATTCCACTCAGCAATGATTGCGGACTGAGTTCTTACAGCAGAAGAAGTCTCTAGGTAGTTCTTTAGTTCCTCGCTATTAAACATTACACTTCTTCCAGAGTTATATTTATATTCCAAAAGTCATGATTGCTTGCTCCACGCTTTACAACAGTGTATTTGAAATCTGAAATAAACATCTCGACTACCTGATTGTATTGATTTAAATGTGCGTAGGCATTATCATCCTTGCCAAAATTAGAATACTTATCGTAAGCAAGATATACCCAGAACGATCCTATGTGGTTTTCATACCAGTCTAAAAGTTCAACTCCTCCTGCGCCACCATCAGTTGTATATTGTAGGGATGGGGTAATTATTTCTTTTGGCTTTCCATCACTGCCGAACTCAGGATTTAAATAGTGCGATCTAGATGGAAGCATTTCCCATGATGTTGATATTGTTAACTTATCTGCAATATGGTATGATCTCATACGGCCATTGATCATTCTCTCCCGCTTTTCAATTCTGGTTGTAGAAATATCAATTGGCGATCTATTGTCGTCTGAAAGAATAAGAAATTGGTCTAGCATGGATGGACTAGTTTCAGAGCCAGGATCAGCATTTACCTCGTAGCCATTTGGAATATAAACCTTATAGTCTGGATTAGACTGTGTTGGGGCTGCTACAAGTGTTCCTGAGTTTTCAGAAAATAGTATAGCCTGTGGTCTTGTATACTTCTTACGACCTGCCATATAGTTTGCTGTAGCCATTATAGTCTATTCCCCCTAACTCTTTGTGAGTCAATACCCCTGATTTGTGCCATAACAACTCTTGCAATGTCGTCAGGATTTGCATCAGATTTTACATTAACGCTTAGGTTATAATTATACACTGATTCGCCAATCGCTGTGCCATTATTGATTGCTCTCATATTTTCTGCCCCGTGAGCATTCACAGCATATCTACTCATTACAAATTCTCCTGGGCTCAAAAGTGCTGGAACTGTGTCAGTTCCAAATGAAGGAATCTTTTGAGTAACCATTCCTCCAGATGCAAGTTTGTTTAGTCTTCCCCCCATAAGTTTATAGATATAGTTTCCATATCTAACATGTGTTCCATCATCCTTTTTATCATAGGAGATATTCATTTCCATGCCAATTCTTGCCAAGCCAAGTTTATTTAAAACTCCATTGGTTACATAGTCATTTGGATCTTTTAGACTATCTTCTTTATCAATAACCAGCATTGCTGTTTTTCTCTCTTCTTTAGATAGAGTTTTGTTGGGTATTAGTTTCCATGGATTTTGATATGAACCAAGAGGCTTTTTCATATTATAATTTTTGCTATCTTCTCCTGCATTTGCTGGAGGCTTTGCTGCAGTGATTTGTTGCCCAGGCTTAGTAGGCATACTTGCTGCCTTCCAATTTGCATAGTCAGTATTATAATTTGATAATGCCTCTGTCCCATACTTTGCGTAATCCTGAATTACTGGAAAGTTCTGAGCACCTGGTGCATAGGTCTTTGGTGTAAACGCTACATTAGATTTTGTTCCAGTTGCCTTACCCCATGCCTGCATATCGTTAGCATAATAACTAGCACCATATGTTATGCCATACTTTTTATTATAATCGGCTAGAACTGGTGCCTTTGAATTTTTATTATACGTTGCAGCCTTCCATACTGGGAAATTGCTTGCTACTGTTGGATCTAATACTGTCTTGTCATCCTTCTTGTCTCCACCACCACCTGATCCACCACCTGAGCCACCACCTGAAGTGTTAACTCCAGATCCATCTGACTTAGATGGCTTGACACTCTTAAGATTATCCTTAATGTATTGATCTGCACTATTTTTAGAGGGATCATTATAAGAAACATTTGGATTATCTGCTGCAGTAGTTGGCTCTGTTACTGGAGCGACTGGGGCACCCTTTGACCACTTCTTATTAAATGCTGCTTGAGTATATGCTGCAACAGTGTATCCACCATTTTGATTAATTTTAAGTTGTGCGAGATCTGCATCATACTCTGCTTTTTCTTTTTCATATGCTTTTAGGGCCTCTGCACGTGCTTTATCTGCAGCATCCTTTTTCTCTTGTGCAAACTTTTCATTTTCAGCAGCCTGCTTGATCATTGTATCTTTTACTGATTTGGCTCCATCTGTAACCGTTGATGCATTAAGACCAATCGTCTTATTTATCTTATCCCATCCATCTTCAATCTTCTGAACTGATGCAAGCATTGACCCCATAAGATTATCAAAGTCTTGTGCTGCAACTGAAGAAGCCTCAATTTTTGCTGCAACAGCATCCCAGTGATCTCTAGTCTGACCCTGAACCTTTATGCTATCAACCAACTGCTGCATGGCATATTCGTCATTTGCAATTTGATTATTTCTTGCATCTATTCCATCTTGTAGAGGCTCAATTTGCTTTTTGTTTATATTATAAATCTCATCTTCTTTTGCACGAATAGCAATTTGTGCTGCTTCTCTTTTTTCTTCTAAGTTATAAATAGCGTCCTGCTTGGCTTGAATTCTGTCAAGGAGTTGTAGCCTTGTGAGCATTTCATTGCCAACCTTGGTAGTTGCTGTGTTTTCAAGTTCGTATATCTTTTGAGCATTCTGATATTGTTTTTCTAAGATCTCATCTCTTGTTAGGCCAGACTTCTCTCCTCTAAGACTATTTAGTTCGTTTTGTCTAGATTGTTCTAAAGCCTTTGATGCATTCTCTGCATTTGTATCTGCCTGAGATGCTCTCATTTCTTGCGCTGCACGGGCTGCTGCTGCAATGTCACCTTGTGACAGAGCATCTGCAAGACCTAACTGCTGCTTTTGCTGATTAACAATTTGAGCATTAACTTCTGCTACCTTAGAAAGTGCTGTAGCCTGATCATCATAACTCTTATTTATCTGCTCTGCAGCATGATTCATTACATCAAGGTCATGAGTTAATTGTGCATTTTGTTCATTAATCTTTTGAATAGGTCTTTCGAATGCAAGTTCAATAACTCTTTGCATGTCGCTGATTTCTTCTTGATATGCTTCAATAACACGAATAATCTCAAGTTCCATCTTTCGCTGCATGTCTTCAATTGTTTTTTGAATTGGTCTAATCTGATTAAATGTTATGTTCTGAATATCCAACTGAGCCTTTTCGTTGGCTGCTTTATTATCCTTTAATCTCTTAACCATTGCTGTAGATCTAGCATCTACACCAGTTCTGATAAGTTGTTCTTGAACAGCAAACATTCTGTTAACAAGTTCCATGCCAGGTGCTGCTGCTGCAGCAAAGTCGCCAGCATTGAACTTACCCTTAATCTCAACAATCTTTTGACCCTTGATATTATTTAAGTAATCTGAAATTGCCTTTGAGTCAATCTTTCCATCTGCAAGATCATCCATTAATTCTTTTGCAAGATTTGGATCTTCTAACACTGTTGCAATTTGTTCAACAGAGTATCCAGCAACCTTTAGTGCAGAAGCAAGTTTTGGCATAGTGCCTGCAGCAAACTCCATCGCTGCATTCTTTGCTAGTAGGTCATTAATTACTGCTTGCTTCTGTAATGCATCATTTGCTGTTTTTAGGTCTGCAATATATTTTTTAAGATCTGTCTTTGCGATTAGGCCAGATGAAAAAGCAGCAGCAAGTGCTGTATTAGATACTAAGTCAAGTGCTTTGGATGTATCCACACCCTGTGCTTTAAGCATAGCAAAGGCTTTATACTGATTATTTGTATTTTGAATTGCTTCTGCTTGTGCAATATTAAAGTCATCTAGCGGAGCCTCGTTGTAGGCTGCCATAAATGCTTTTCCTGCTTCAGAGAAACCAGCAATCCTACTTTTATCTACAACGGTCTTACCCTTAACCTTTTTAGTTTCATAGGTAAACATTGACTGATTACCCTTTTTAGTAGGGTCAGCATCTGCGCTTTTTAGTTTTTCAAGGTCTTCCGCTGATAGTCCAGCGATCATATCTCTAAATTCTTTTGGAGCCTTTAGTGCAATGAGTCTTTGTTGCAAACCGCCAAATAACTTAAACATATTTGCAACGTCTTTTTGTGCATCCTTACTTCTAAATGCTGCAAGCATTGATTCAATTGGCTTTTTTGCATTGAATGCTTGATCTCTTACCATCTTGATACGCATTGCAAGTGAGTCTAAGAAAGCAAATGGATTGTCCTTTTCTCCCTTTCCAGGACCATCATTAAATGGTTTTGTCTTAGAGTCAATAACTGGAGTTGTTCCAATTGCAATCTGAGTCTTTGCAGACGCTACAGCAGTAGGATCTACCTTTACCTTTGTAATTAACGCATCGATCTCAAGTTCAGTCTGTTGCTTGATATATGTGTTAATGTCTTTTGGTGCATTTCCTGCTTTTCTAAGTGCATTAAGTTTATCAACTGCTAGTGATTCTGCCTGAGATCTAAAGTAGTCTCTTGCTTCTGGGCTTGTATAATCCATAGACATAATTTGGTTATATACCATTGTGTATGTTCTTATGGCATCCGATTGCTTTTTAGCATCTCCCTTAAACTCTTTATTTATATAGTCTAAGAATCCTTGATCAACCTTTACGTTTGTATCATTTGTAAATTGAGTTACAACATCTAGAGTTACCTCTCCACCCTTAAGACCTTTAATCTTACCTTCAAGTTCATCCAATCTATCAATATAGTATTGCATTCCAGAAACGCCGCCCATTTCCTTAACGACAACTTCCATATTGATTTCTTTGCCATCAAGCCAAGAGGCTAGACCAAACAAATCTGATAGTTTTTTAAATGATTCATTGTCTTGCGTTGTTACTTCAAGGGCTATCTCTTGTGCATATTCTTTGTCTTGGAAATTTGTTAAAAGCATCATAAACTCAGCAGTTGCTCCTGCACCGTGCATTCTTGTTCCGATGTTTAATACTGTCTCTAGTGCTGGAAGTTTTCCTTCAAATAGATCAAGCATCGCTGTTTCTTGGTTTGGAGTTAGAGTTCCATTTGCCATAAGAAGTTTCATCTTAACTTCAAATGACTGTGCTTCTTTACCGCTCTTAAATCCAGCCTCAGTGTAGTTATCTTTTCCAAGACCTAGGAATGCTCCACCATCGCTATACTTTGCAAGTCTGTCTTGAACTGTCTGCGCCTGTGTTGCTTGCTCTGTATTTGCATACTTATCAGTTACTGCTCCTGAAAGGCTTTGCATATATGCTGCTTCTCTTTGGTTTCCTCCACCAAAAAGTTTGTATGCTCCGAGAGTAAGTCCATCCATCCATGTATTTTGATATTGAATGTTTTCATTAAATCTCTTCATTGCATTATCTGTTGCATTTGCAACAAGATTATTCATCTGAAATTCTGAGTCAAGTGCTTTTTCTTTAAGTGTAGTAAGTTGTCCTTCTAACTTAATCTGTTCTTTTTTATTTGTAGTTTGAGCAATTTGTGCCTGTAGAGTTCTGATCTCATCATCATACTTTCTAGCAATTGCGTCTGCCTGCATTTGTGCTGTTTGAACTGCTACGGCATCGGCTGCAGCAAGACCTGCTGCTTCTACTGCTCCAGACAAACCATTGTATTTTGCATTTTCCATATCTGCTAAATACTTTTCTGACTTTGCCTGTGCTGATGTGTTTAGTCTCATTGCAACAATAAGAGGATCTTTGGTAAGATCTTCACCATTGGGACCAATAAGGGCTGCAAGTGATGCATCAACTTTTATACCAAGTGATGTATCTTTAAAGTTAACTCCAATTTGATAAGCAATGCTTTGTGCCTGTTCTGCACTTAAAACTCCGTCTTGAACATAGGCTGCAAGTTCTGTTGCAAATACTTGTGCTGCTTCTTTTGCCCCAGACTTTTTGATATTATCTTGAAGGGTTTTCCCCATCTTCTTTCCAATATCAGATTGCATAAAGGTATCGCCAAAGTCTGAACCCTTTCTTTCTCTTACAATATAATCTCTTGTAGTTCCTTCTGCTCTCTTACGAGCCATTAATTCAGATGATCCAACCTTGCCAGTGATCATTCCAATTTCTTTCATCTTTTGCGTTGAAGCAGATGTCTCACGAACAAACTTTGCTTGTGCTGCATATGATGCCTGCAGTTTTTTATTTAATGCATATAGGCCAACTCCAACTGCTGTAATTGCAGCAACTGCCCAACCAATTGGCCCCATACCAGCAAGCATTGGTGCCATTTGTGCTACACCTGCTGCAGTTCCTAAAGCACCAGTTACTGCTGGTGGTGCACCAACTGCTCCAGCAACCATAGTGGCCATACCAAGAGCACCTGCTGCTTTACCAGAAAACTTGCTTGCTTTTTCTCTACGCATTCCACGCTTCTTTTTAAGAATCTGCTTTTCACTAAGAGTTGTTGGCTGTCCAGTTTCTGGATCAAGAACAATCTGTCCCTTTTTGTTTTGAGTAAATCCTTGTGTTGTATCTGTTCCGTATGCTTCTGCAAGTGCTGTATCAAGATCGACATAGGTGGAAGGAACCTTATTTCCAGCCTGACTTCCTGGTGGAACTGGTCCGTTTAGTGGTGGCTGACCAAGTTCTGCTCTCTTCTTTCTGTTGGCTTCTTCTTCAAGTCTAAGTGCTTCTCTTTTTTCTTTTGAAATCTTAT